TCAGCGCAGCCGATTGTAAGGCTTGAAGGTCTTCAGGATCGCCAGCGCCTGGCCGCGCCGTTCCTTGGGGATGGCGGTGAAGGTCTCGAGCAGGTCAGGGTCGATCTCATTCGGATCCAGGCTCAGGAACCCGGGCCTGGTGTCCAGCGCCTGAGCCAGGCTGCCCCGCCACTTGGACGACAACTCCGCCGCGCCCGACTCCAGGTCGGCGATCACCTGGGCGCTGGTGCCGGCCTTCTTCGCCAACTCCGCGACGGTGAGCCCGCGAAATTCCCGCCAGGCTCGCAGCGTGTTCGCCGGCCCCGCTGCGTCCGGCTCTTCATCGCCGGCTTCTTCCGTCAGCCACGGCTCGCCGACGCCGTCGAGCAGCCATTCCCATCGCACCTTGAACGCCTGGGCGAACCGCTTGGCGTGGTGATACTCGAGCCGGATGAACTTGGCCGAGTCCGGACCGCGCTCGTAGCAGCGGTAGGTGCCTTCCTTCATGTCCAGCGCCTCGGCCGCGGCCGTGGCGCTCTCGAAGCGCCGGCGACGCGCCCACTTGACCCGGTCCCAAAGCTCGAGGCGCCGCCAGCTGTCGTCCGCCATGTCCGTCCGTCCTCGTTACGAGTCACCATGTTTTACCACATTTCACGACACCGTGTGTAACGAATCCGTTGACGTCGCGTATTACGCACGGTATCGAACAAAACATGAACATTCCGAGCTTCGCACCGACGACCGCCCGCGCCCACACCGTCGTCGGCAGCGCCCGCAACCCTTCGGTCTGGACGCCGGAGCGCGAGGCGCGGGCGCTGCGGCTCTATCTCGAAGAGGGCTTCACCGCCGCCGACGTCGCCGACGCCCTGGGCGCCGACATCAGCCGCGCCGCGGTCATCGGCAAGATCCGCCGTCTCGGCTTCCTGAAGCGCGAGGCGCGCGCGGCCAGGGGTTTGCCGTTGAACCGCGGCAAGCGCGAGCGCCGCGCCCGGGTCGAGCGCCGCCTGCCGCCACAGCGCCCGCCGCAACCGCTGCCGCCGCTGCGTGAAGTCGGCGCCGCCGGCCTCCCGACCCGCCTCGGGGACCTCGGCGCCCACGCCTGCCGCTGGCCGATCGACGATCCGGGCCCGGGGCGCATGCACCTGGCGCTGTTTTGCGCCGGCCCGGCGCCGGACGGCGTCTACTGCGAAGCCCACCGCACGCTGGCCCACGATCGGTCGCCCGCGCCGCAGCCGGCGGCGCAATCCCAACCCGATGCCCAACCCGTGCCCCTGGCCCGTGCGGCATGAGCGACGCCCCGGACGATCTCGCCCTGCAGGCGGTGACCGAGACGCTCAGCCGGTCGGGCCAGGCGCCGGCCGCCTGCGCCGCGCTGATGCGCCTCGCCGGCCAGGCCCTGGCGCGGCTCACCAGCCACGACCGCGCCTGCCGCGTCCATGCCGAACTGGCCCGCCGCCACGCCGAGCGCGCCGCCCGCTGCTGGCGGCCCTGAGCCGATGAAGGACCGTCGTGTGAAAGACACCGCCCACCGCCGCGCTCCGTCGCGCAACGATAGCGCCGATCCCGAGGCGCTCAGCCGCGAAGACCTGCGCCGCCTCACCAAGGCCGAGCGCAAGCTCGCCAGCCCGGACCCGGCGCAAGCCTCGGGCGGTCGACGCGAGATCCAGGATATCGAGCGGCGCCACACCGCGCGCGTCGAGAGCCAGAGCCTCGCCGCCCGCCTCGCCGAGACATCGTCCCTGGCGCTCTCCCGCGGCGAGACGGTGAAGAGCGAGAGCGTCCGCATCGCCGTGCCGCTGGTCGATGAGCACGGTGCGCGCATCGTCCGCGGCGGCTTGCCGCTGTATCGCCAGGAAACGGTGTCGCGGGTGCGCATCCTCAGCCGCGGCGGCCTGCAGCTCGCCTTCGACCGCGGCGACCTCGACGGCGGCCGGCTCAAGGCCGAGCGCCTGCTCGACACCGGCATCGCCTACCGCTGGGCGTTCGAGTCCGCATCGTCGCTCAGGACGCCGGCGCGCAACCTCGCCCCGATCGCCGCCCGTTCGCCGATGCGCGCCAGCGCCGGGCCGCAGGATGCGGTCTTCGCCGCCGGGGAGTTGCTGCGCACCTTTCGCGCCGGTCTCAGCGAGCGCCAGGTCTCGGTGCTCGACCGGATCTGCGGCCTCGATCTCACCCTGCGCGCCGCCGCTCTGGCGCTGAAGGCCGACCCGCGCACCCTGCGCAGGGCGCTCATCGAAGCGCTGGCGCTGGCGGCGGAAAACCGCGCCAACCAGCGCCGTGACGACGCCTGATCCGACTGCGATGAAGGGGTGAAATAAGCGGAGCCGCGACGGCCTAGAGGGACGGGGCGGTCGTCGCGGCTCCTGGGACGGTCGGCTGGATTGGCGAGCCGGCGCCCTTACCAGACCTATTTCGCGTCGTCCTGCCGCACGGTTACGGCGCTTCGCAAAGAATTTTGTGCGGCCCTGATTTTCGGCTTGACGATTCAACACGAATTTGGTGTTACTTCAGGTGTCGGGGCGATTGCGACCGGCGGCGGCCCACCCCCACGGAGCCCCGCCGATGACCCGCCGCTTCGATCCAGCCTTCGCTGACCGCGTCGTCGCCCTCGCGGCCGACGGCCTCAGCCGCGCCGAAACCGCCGTCGCCCTCGGCGTCTCGCTCGCCGATTTCGACGCCTGGGCGAAGGACAACCAAGTCTTCGCCGCCGCGCTCGCCGACGCCGACACCCTGTCCCGCGCCTGGTGGGATCGCCAGCCGCGCGAGGCGATGGCGAGCGGCAAATCGTTCCGCGTCGCCCTTTGGGCCAAGGTCATGGCCCAGCGTTACGGGAGGCCCGGCCATACCCCGCGAGCGCCAGATACCGGCAAGCCGCCGCCTGTTAGAGCCCGATACGAGCTTCCCGACAACGGCACCAGCCGCCGCCGAACCGGGGAGGGCGGTCGAGCCCGCCAAGGCAAGAACGCCTGACGAGCAGCCGGTCTTCCGCCCCCAGCGCGGACCGCAGTCGAAGTTCCTGAAGTCCGAGGCCAACATCGCCATCTACGGCGGCGCCGCGGGCGGTGGAAAGACCTGGGCGTTACTGCTGGAACCGTTGCGGCATCGGGACGAGCCGGATTTCGCCGCGGTTTTCTTCCGCCGCACCACGGTGCAGATCCGCAACCCGGGCGGCTTGTGGGACGAGAGCTACAAACTCTACCCCGGCGCGGGCGGAGAACCGCTCGCCGCCACGCTCGAATGGCGCTTCCCGTCCGGCGCCAAGGTCAAGTTCGCCCACCTGGAGCACGACAAGACCGTGCTCGAATGGCAGGGCGCGCAGCTGCCGCTCATCTGCTTCGACGAACTCACCCATTTCACCGCGGCCCAGTTCTGGAGCATGTCGGCGCGCAACCGCGCGCTGGGCTTCGTGCAGCCCTACATCCGCGCCACCTGCAACCCGGATGCGGACAGCTGGGTCGCCGAGCTGGTCGCCTGGTGGATCGATCCCGACACCGGTCTGCCGATCCCCGCACGCGCCGGCAAACGACGCTGGTTCGTCCGCGTCGGCGACCAGCTGCTGTGGGCGGACACCAAGCGCGCGCTCAGCCGCCAGCACCCCGGGTTGAGCCCGCGCTCGCTCACCTTCGTGCCGGCGCTGCTCAAGGACAACCGCGCCCTGGCCAAGGCCGATCCCCACTACCGCGCCCGCCTGCTCGCCCTGCCCAGGGTCGAGCGCGAGCGCCTGCTGAACGGCAACTGGAAGATCCGCCCGGCCGCCGGCCTGCTGTTCAACCGCGCCTGGTGCGAGACGGTCGACGCCGTCCCCGCCGGCCTCGTCGTCAAGCGCGGCTGGGACCTCGCCGCCACGCCGAAGACCGAGACCAACGACCCGGACTGGACCTGCGGCGTCAAGCTCGGCCGCGGCGCCGACGGCCGCTACTGGGTGCTCGACCACCGCCGCCTGAGAGGCACGCCCGCCGCCGTGGAACGCTTCCTCGCCAACACCGCCGCCGAAGACGGCGAGGGCGTCGAGATCGCCCTGCCGCAGGACCCCGGCCAGGCCGGCAAGTCCCAGGCCGCCGCCCTCGTCCGCGCCCTGGAGGGCTACACCGTCCGCGCCACCCCCGAGAGCGGCGACAAGGTCACGAGATTCGGCCCGTTCTCCGCTCAGGCCGAGGCCGGCAACGTCTCCGTGCTCCGCGGCCCCTGGAACGACGCCTGGTTCTCCTCCCTCGAAGGCTTCCCGACCGCGTCCCACGACGACGACGCCGACGCCACGAGCCGGGCCTTCGGGGCGCATCAGACCAAAATGGCGAGCGCAGGCTTTCTGGATCTGGCGCGAGAGGATTTGGCGGGGCGTGGGGAGAAGAACGATCCGACGTGACGCGGGGCGGAAATGCAGCTACCTGGCGGGAACGCGGGGTGTCGAAAGCCGTTCAGTTCGATTGGGATGGCCGTTGTTGAGTCTTTCACGGACTTGGCTATATGATCGGTCCCAGTGGTCGGGAGATTTGCCTTAGCAAATCGTTGGGGCCTCGTGCCCCTCCTGGCCGCCTTTAGGCACGATGCACCTCCTCTACCTTGATGATTCTGGATCGGTCAAAAACGCCTCCGATCGGCACATAATTCTCGCTGGATTAAGCGTTGAGGAGAAGACGCCGCACTGGCTCGGCCTCTCGCTCGACAGAATCGCTGAGGCGATTTGGCCCGACAATCCGCCGGGACTCGAATTCCGCGGCGCGGATATGTTCTCTGGAAAGAAGCAATGGCGCGGCATAGGTCGAGATGAGCGCGACAAGGCCTATTGCGATGCGCTGAAGCTACTTGCCGACTCTACTAAGGTCCGACTCTTCGGTGCGGCCATTCACAAGGCTGCCGTTTCCCCAGACGATCCTATGGAATTCGCGTTCGAGCAGCTTGCGAACCGATTTGATAGGATGTTGGGTCGGATGTATCGCGCTGGAGATACGCAGCGTGGTCTGCTCGTCCTCGATAAGTCATCCTATGAGACGTCGCTGCAAGGACTAGCACTGGCCTTTCGAACCAGCGGCCATCGCTGGGGACAACTCCACAATTTCGCGGAAGTGCCGCTCTTCGTGGATTCAAAAGCCACTCGATTGATACAATTCGCTGACCTTGTCGCCTACGCCTTGCGTCGTTATTACGAGAAAGGCGAGGCAAAATACTTTGAAATATTAAAGGGTCGCTTCGACGGGGAAGGTGGCGTGATCCACGGCCTGGTCCATTACACGCCTGCCGGCGCTGGATGTACCTGCTTGGCGTGCAGGCAACGCAACGCGCGCTAGCTACTAGGCCGCTCAAGAGGCCAAGCTCGTTTTCAAGAAATCTGAGGTGCAGCAAACCATGCCCCCCACCGGCGGTAATCGCACGTCGCTGTCCTGGAACGCCCAGTTCGGCCCCCTCGGCCCGGCGGTCACCGACGCGGTGTTCTCGCCTGGTCAGCCGCTCACGCCGCCGGACCAGGAGTCGGTGCGGGTCTGGGACTTTCCGGTCGGGATCAACACCACCATCACGCCGCGCGCGGCCGAGGCGTTCGGCTTCGCCCATCTGCGCGCCTTCTCCAACGTCGAACTCGTCCGGCTCGCCATCGAGACCCGCAAGGACCAGCTGGAAAGCCTGCACTGGCGGCTCAACCCCCGCGTTGGTGTCGCGCCCAGCCCGGCTCTCGCGGCCCGCACCGCCCAGCTCACCCAGTTCTGGCGCCGGCCGGACGGCGTGCACACCTTCGCCGCCTGGCTGCGCCCCGCGATCGAGGACCTGCTCGCCATCGACGCGCCGACGTTCGAAAAGCGCCGCGACCGCCTCGGCCGGCTGATCGGCCTCGACGTCGTGCCCGGCGACACCATCAAACTACTGGTGGACGAGACCGGCCGCACGCCGCTCCCGCCGCTGCCGGCCTACCAGCAGATCATCAAGGGCCGCGTCTGGGCCGACCTCAGCACCGACGACCTGCTCTACGCCCCGCGCAACCGCCGCCCGGGCCACGTGCTCGGCTTCTCGCCGGTGGAGCAGATCGTCGTCACCATCCAGACCATCGTCAACCGCCAGGCCGCCCAGCTCGCCTACTTCACCGAGGGCAACGCGCCGCTGGGCTTCCTCAGCGCGCCGGAAGGCTGGGGCTCCAGCCAGATCCGGGAGCTGCAGACCTGGCTCAACGTCCAGCTCTCCGGCCAGCCGTCCGAGCGCGCCAAGCTGATCTGGACGCCCGCCGGCGCCCACTACCAGTCGCTGAAGGACCCGCCGCTGAAGGATGACTTCGACGAGTGGCTGGCCCGCATCGTCGCCTTCGCCTTCTCGCTGCCGCCGACGCCGTTCGTCCGGCAGATGAACCGCGCCACCGCCGGCGAGGACCAGGACCGCAGCCTCGAGGAGGGCCTCGCCCCGCTCAAGGCCTGGGTCAAGCGCCTGGTCGACGAGGTCAACGAGCGCGACTTCGGCGAGACCGACCTGGAGTTCGCCTGGCACGAGACCGTCGAGGTCGACCCCAACGTCCAGTCCGACATCGACGACAAGGCGCTGCGCAACGGCTCGGCCACCATCAACGAAGTCCGCGCCCGCCGCGGCCAGCCCCCGCTCGCCGGCGGCGACACGCCACGAATCTACGACGCCACGGGCGCGCAGCCGCTCCAGTCGGCAAGCGCTTCACCTCCGGCGGCGCAATCGCCGCTCTGACGGCGCGCCTGCAAAGACCAACCCCCGTCGCTCAAGGCTCTACGGCTGACTGACCTTGCCCGCGCCACGGCCTACGCCGCGGACCTGCAAGCCCGGTACGGGTCCGTTCCCGAATTTCGGCCCTAAGCGCCAAGCCACAGCGCTGACGATACTCGTCGACTGCTGGCGGCTGCCATCGATCTTCAATCCACCGGAGCCATCCCGCATGCGCCTCTTCGGCGAACTGACCAAGATCGAGGACCAGCCGGACGGCACGCTGAAGGTCTTCGGCGTCGCCTCCACCGGCGCCCGCGACGACGCCGGCGAGATCGTTCGGCCCGAGGCGATGAAGGCCGCGCTGCCCGACTACGCCCGCTATCCGGCGCTGCGCGAGATGCACCAGCCCACCGCCGCCGGCCGGACGCTGGAGGCCAGCGTCGATGGCGACGGCGCCACCCGCATCGTCGCCCACGTGGTCGATCCGGTGGCCGTCGCCAAGGTGAAGTCGCGCACCTATTCCGGCTTCTCGATCGGCGGCCGGGTGCTGGCGCGCGATCCCGCCGACGCCAGCATCATCACCAAGATCCGCCTCAGCGAGATCAGCCTCGTCGATCGCCCCGCCAACCCCGAGGCGGTGATCGACCTCTGGAAAGCCGACCTCGGCGCTCCGAGCAACGAAGCGGTCAAGGCCCGCGCCGCCGACCTCGCCGCCGCGGCCGGCCGGCCCTCCGCCTGGAAGGACTACGTCGCCAAGGCCCGCGCGGCGCTGCTCGAGGCGCAGGACGATCCCGCCGCCAACGATCTGGACGACGGGGCAGGGGCCTCCGACGATCCGAACGACGCTCCGCCTGACGACCCGGACTCCGATCCGAACGCCGGCGATGACGCCGCCGACGCGGATGACGACGACGCGCCGGATCGGTCCAACGATCTCGCCGACATCGCCGCGCGCCTCGCCGAACTCGCCGGCTCCGACCCCGAAGCGCTGCAGGCCGCCCACGACGCCCTGGCCGCCCTCGGCGCTTGCTGCGACGCCGATAATTGCCCCGACGCCGCCGGCAAGGCGTCCGCCGCCCACGACCTCGCCAAGCTGGGCGGCCTCGTCGAAGCCGCTGTCGCCAAGGCGCTGCCGCGCGTCGAAGCGCTGGAGCGCCGCCTCGAAGCCCAGAACGCCCTGATCGAACGCCTCGCCGCCACGCCGCAGCCGCCGCGCACCGCCGCCAGCGGCCACGCCGTCGGCAAGTCCGACGACGCCGACCCCATGGCCGCCGCCGACCCGTCCGCCGCCGACGCCCAGAAGGCCTTCGCCGCGCTCACCTCCGACGAGCGCGCCTACCTGCTGATGAAGGCCTCCCTCCGCCAGCCGATTCCGCTCACCTAGATTCCCTCTCCCGCAAGGGGAGAAGGGCTCTCGCGCACCTCTCTCAAGACCGAAGGAGCATCCCCATGCCCCACGCCCTCTCGCCCGACGAGCTGAAGAAGTCGTTCGTCCACGCCATGACCCATCCCAGCGAGGACATCGCCCGCACCATCATGGCCCAGGCCGGCGTCGATCCGGACCGGCTGGAGAAGACCATCTCCACCGCCACCGGCCTCGTCGCCTTCGATCTGCAAGCCCCGGCCAAGAACCTCTATCCCGCCGCCACGCCGCTCCGGAACCGCGTCCCGCGCGTTTCCGGCGCCGGCGGCACCGCCACCAACTGGCGCCAGGTCAGCGCCCTGATCGGCTCCGGCTACGACAGCACCGGCTGGGTGCCGGAGGGCCAGCGCGCCGGCCAGATGAGCTACCAGACCGCGTCCAAGTCCGCCGCCTACGTCACCCTCGGCGAGGAAGACGCCGTCACCTTCGAGGCGATCAACGCCGCCATCGGCTTCGAGGACATCCAGGCCACCATGGCCATGCGCCTGCTGCAGAAGACCATGCTGAAGGAGGAGATGGCCATCCTCGCCGGCAACACCTCGCTGGCCCTGGGCACGCCGTCCACGCCGTCGCTGGCCGCCGCCGGCACGGGCGCCACGCTGCCCGCCGCCACCTACTCGGTGATCGTGGTCGCGCTCACCCTCGAAGGCTACCGCAACTCCTCGCTCGCCGGCGGGGTCGCCACCTCGAAGACCATCACCGGCGCCGACGGCAAGACCTTCACCCTCAACGGCGGCTCGTCCAACAAGTCCGCGGGCGAGACCCAGGCGCTGACGCTCGGCCAGACGCTCTCGGCCACCGTGGCGCCGTCGCCGGGCGCCGTCGCCTACGCCTGGTTCGTCGGGACCGTCGGCAACGAGACGCTGCAGTCGATCACCACGATCAACTCGGCGACCTTCTCTTCGCCCCTCGCCACCGGCCAGCAGGCCGCCAGCGCCGTCACCGCCGACTGTTCGACCAACAGCCTCGGCTTCGACGGCCTGCTCACCACCGCGCTCGCCTCGGCCAGCAACGCCTATGTCGACACCCTGGCCACCGGCGTCGCCGGCGCCGGCACGACGCTCACGCCGTCCGGCCGCGGCTCGGTGACCGAGATCGACGACATGCTGCAGACCATGTGGGACACCTTCCAGGTCTCGCCGACCGTGCTCTTCGTCAACAGCCAGGAGCTGAAGAACATCACCGACAAGGTGCTGTCGTCCGGCACCGGCCCGCTGCTGCAGTATCGCCAGGACCCCGACGGCGGCGGCTACCAGCTCGACGCCGGCGGCATGATCTCCACCTACTACAACCCGTTCCTGCTCGACGGCGGCATGCGCATCCCGGTGAAGATCCACCCGTTCGTGCCGCCCGGCACGCTCCTCGCCTACGCCGAGACCCTGCCGGCCCAGTACCAGTCCAGCGAGGTGCCCAACGTCGCCGAGGTGAAGTGCCGGCAGGACTACTACGCCATCGACTGGCCGCCGGTGACCCGCCAGCGCCAGAAGGGCGTCTATGTCGAGGAAGTCCTCGCCGTCTACGCCCCCTTCGCCATGGGCGTGATCAACAACATCACCAACGGCTAGAATTCCCCGCCCCGGAGGGGCGGGGGCAGGGGTGGGGGCTCCCTCCGCCACCCGTGCGTTGAAGCCCGTTCACCGAGCCCCGGCCTGACCCACCACCGACCCCCGCCCCTCCAGGGGCGGGGAGCAAGGAGGCCCCCATGGCCGCCGGCGATCTTACCGACCTCGACACCGTGCGGTCCTGGCTGGGCGTCACCACCTCGGCGACGGACAGTCTGCTGTGCGGCCTGATCACCGCCGTCTCCACCTTCATCACCAACTACCTCGGCCGGCAGATCCTCACCGGCGACTACGTCGAGACCTACCGCGGCAACGGCCAGTCGCTGATGCTGCTGCGCAACTTCCCGATCACCGCCGTCGCCAGCGTCGGCTTCGCCGGCCGCACCCTGGTCACGCCCGCCGATCCGCTGACGCTGACCAGCGGCTACCTGTTCGACGACCGCATCCTGAAGCTGATCGGCCATCGCTTCCCGCTCGGGCGGCCGGTGGTGGTGAGCTACACCGCCGGCTACGCGACCACGCCTCCCGACATCGCCCAGGCCGCCGTCGAGCTGGTCGGAGAAGCCTACCGCCGCCGCGACCGCATCGGCGTCGCCTCCAAGACCCTCGGCGGCCAGGAGGTCGTCGCCTACTCCCTGAAGGACATGAACGACACCGCCCGGGCGCTGCTCGCGCCCTACCAGGTGCTGGCGCCGTTCTGATGCTGTCGATCACCCTCACCGGCGCGGAGGAACTCGGCGCGGCGCTGGACGGCCTGCCGCCCGCCGTGCTCGCCGCCGTCGCCGCCAGGTCCGCCGCGCTCGCCGACGCGCTGCTCCAGCTCATCGGCGAGAAGCTCGACGGCGAGGTGCTGACGTCGCGCACCGGCGCGCTCGCCGCCTCGGTGGGCGTCGACGGGCCGACGATCGACGGCGACCGCGTCGTGACCACGGTCTTCGCCGGCGATGGCCTGAAGTACGCGGCGATCCAGGAATACGGCGGCGTCACCGCGCCGCACGACATCCTGCCGTCCCGCGCCAAGGCGCTCGCCTTCCTGGCCGGCGGCAAGCCGGTGTTCGCCCGGCGCGTCCACCACCCGGGCTCGCGCATCCCCGAGCGCTCCTACCTGCGCTCGTCGCTCGCCGAGATGGCCGACCAGATCGAGGGCGAGATGAACGACGCCGTGATCGGCGCGGTGCGGCAGCCGACGGGGTCCTGAGCGCATGGACAGCGAGACCATCTACGCGGCGCTGTTCGCCCTGACCGCCAACCTCGCCTGGAGTCCCGACGGCGCCCTGGCCTTCTCGTCGCGCCGGGTGAAGACCTTCGACGACCTGCCCGCCCAGCCGGCGCTCTGCCAGGCCGAGACCTATGAGACCATGTCCCAGGTCACCGGCATGCAACAGGTCACCACGCTGGGCGCCAGCTGGCTGATCTATCACCAGGCCGGCAAGGACGACGACGTCATCCCGGCCCAGACCACCAACGCCATCCTGACCGCGGTCCGCGGCCTCTTCGTCGATCCGACCGAGCCGGACGAGGCGCAGACCCTCGGCGGCCTCGTCCACAAGTGCTGGATCGACGGCCGCATCCAGAAGTTCCAGGGCGACCTCGACGGCCAGACCCTGATCGTCGTCCCGATCAAGATCCTCATCCCGAGCTAGGAGGCCCGCCATGGCCGAAGATCCCACCGCGGCCGCCGCCGCGGCGAGCCCGCCCGCGTCCGCGCCCCCGCCCGCCGCATCGACGATCGCCGAGGATCTCGCAACCGCGAGCGCGGCGCTCACCGCCGCCGAGCAGGCGGCTCAGGCCGCCTCGGCGCCCGCGACGCTCGCGGCCAGGACCGCCGCCGTCACCGCCCTGATCCGCAACGGCCTTTCCAACGGCCCGATCGCCCAGTCGGCGGCGACCTGGAGCCACCTCAACACCCGGCTCCCGGAGATCGTGGCAGCCATCATCAAGGAGTTCTGACATGGCTCAGTCCGTCTTCGGCGTCGGCTTCCTCTTCGCCACGCCGCTCGGGACCAGTCCCACCCCGACCCGCTTCGGCCGCCTGCAGGATGTCCAGGTCGATTTCTCCTACGATTCCAAGCTGCTGTACGGCTCCAACCAGTACGCGCTGGAGAACGCCCGCGGGAAGGCCAAGATCGACCTGAAGGCCAGCGTCGGCGTCGTCGATCCCAACCTGTTCAACAACATCTTCTTCGGGCTCTCGACCTCGACCGGCGAGACGCTGAACTCGGTGGACGAGCCGCAGACCTCGGCCGCCAGTTCGATCACCGTCGCCAACGCATCGACCTTCAGCCAGGACCTCGGCGTCTACAACACCGTCACCGGCCTCTGGATGACCCGCGTCGCCGCCTCGCCGGCGGCCGGGCAGTACGCCGTCAACACCGCGACCGGCGTCTACACGATCAACGCCGCGCAGCAGAACCAGCTGCTCAAGGTCAGCTACACCTACGCCTCGCCGTCCACCGGCGTCAGCCTCAGCTTCACCAACCAGCTGATGGGTTCGTCGATCATCTTCTCGGTGCAGCTGGTGAACAAGTTCCGCGGCGCCGACGGCGTCGTCCGCTCGCTCTTCCTCGACTTCCCGGCCGTGCAGTGCCCGAAGCTGTCGATGCCGCTCAAGCTCGACGACTTCACCCTGCCGCAGCTCGACATGAGCGCTCAGGACAACGGCTCGGGGAATGTCTTCAACTACTCGATGACGGGGTGAACCATGGCGGATGTGACCATTGGCGGGCAGGCGTGGTCGGTCACCCTGCCCAACTTCAAGACGCTCAAGGCCGCCTGGCGCTACATCGCCGCCGTCCAGGCCTCCACCGACCCGATGGACAGCGTCGACGCCATTCTCGGCATCGTCTCGGTGGGCGCGTCGGTCGCGGTCACCGTGGACGCGCTCGAGGAGGCGCTGACGCCGGCCGAGTTGCCGGGGCTGCGCCCGTTCGTCAACGCGCTGATGATCGAGGTCGGCCTGGCCACGGAGGAGGGGGCGGACGCCCCTTTGGACCCGGCGAGCCCTTCGATGGCGACTTCGACGCCATTGTCTGCGCCATCCTCGCCGGCCTCGGCAGCGCCGACTGGGACGGCGTAGAGCAGCGCTGGAACCTGCACCGCTACGCCGCCCTCGTGCGCCACTGGAACCGCGAGGGTCCGCCGACCTACATCGCCGCGGCCGCCTATCTCGGTCTGCGACGGCCCCCTCCGGCGCGCGACGCGGCATTGCAGGGCCAGGATCTGCTGAACTTCCTTAGCGCCTTTCCCGGCGGCGAGGCGCGGCGAGAAGGTTGAACTCATGTCCGACAGCGACCTGCAGATCACCATCACCGCCGACGCCGGCGGAGTCGGGCAGGGGACCCAGCAGGCCAAATCGGCCATCGCCGGCCTCGCCTCGGCGCTTTCCGGCATCCAATCGAGCTTCACCGGCTTCGGCGCCGCCGCGGCCAAGGCTTTCGTCGCCCCGAACGTCAGCGGTCTGACCGGCGCGATCGGCCAGGTCCGCTCGAGCTGCGCCGAACTCGGCGGCTCGCTTGGCCGGGCCGGTGAGGCGATGGGCGCCTTCAACGTCAGCGGCGTCGTGCGCGGCGTGGGTCAGATCAGGTCCGCGCTTGCCGGCGCGCGGCCGGGCGTCGACGCCTTCACCAGGTCGTTCGACGGCCTGTCGAACAAGACCAAGGAGGCTTTCAGCGGCGTCGGCGCCGCGCTCGCAGGCGCCAGCGGCCAGGCGGCGCAGACCAAGCCGGTCCAGCCGCAAAACGCCCAGCCCGCGGCGCCGCAGGGCGCCGGTCCGTTGTCGACCGAGGCCGCGAACAGCCAGATCCTGGCCAGCAACGCGGCCGTGACCGCCGCCTACGCCGCCGGACAGCAGCAACAGCAGGCGGCGGCGCAAAAGGCCGAGACGGCGAAGACCGCGGCGAGCGACCGTTCCACCGCGCACGTCATCGCCAACGACCGCAAGCTGCTGGAGGCGCTCAAGTCCTCGGTCGACTCGATGATCTCGACCTTCAACCAAGGCTTGCTGCAGATGGCCGAGCGCACCAAGTCGCTCTCCCAGGTGATGCGGTCGCTCGGCCAGCAGTTGCTTGAAGACATGCTGCGCGTCATCGATCAGATCGTCGAGCGATGGGCGTGGGGCGAAGCCGAGAAGGTGCTCGCCACCGCCCAGGGGCAGGCGCTCCTGCAGGCGATGGGGCTGAAGGATCTGGCCGCCCAGATCCTGATCGAAGCCAAGAAGACCCAGGCCGTCGTCAGCGGCGTCACCGCCCAGACGGCGGCGAAAAGCAGCGCCAACGCCGCCGGCGCCGCGCCGCAGGTCGTCAACGCCCTCCAGACGCTGCGGGCCGATGCGGCGCAGGTGTTCGGCAACGTCTTCGCGTGGATGACCAGCAACCCGGTCACCGCCCCCGCCGCGCCCGCCGCCGCCGCCGCGGCTTCGGCCGCCGTGATGGCGGTCCCGTTCGCCGCCGGCATCAACGTCGTGCCGAACGACATGCTGGCCGTCGTCCACCAGGGCGAGCGCATCATGCCGAAGGCGGACAACACCGCGCTGATGAGCGCGCTGGGCGCGCTGCACGGCGTCACTAACGTCTCGCCGACCACCTACCGTCCGCCCGCGCCGACGCTTGGCGCGGCGTCCGCGGCCGGCGGTCCCTTGGGCGGCGCTGGCGCGAGCGCTGGGACCACCAATCACAACACGCTCGTCTATTCGCCCCAGGTGACGCCCCAGCAGGACTTCCGCAAGGACCTGCAGGACCACGCCTCGGACGTCTTCGCGCTCATGCAGCGCGGCCTCCGGGACGGCGTGCTGAAGGTCTGAGACCCGTCTGCGCGGGCTCGCGGGCTCGCCGTCGTCGTCAACAGCTGCGGGAATGGGTCGATGACGCTGCCGGTCTATCCCTCGGGCGATATCCTTCGCGGCCTGGCGTTCAGCCAGAAATGGTCGCCGAGCTTCTTCAACCTGCCCACCGCGACGACGGCGACAGGCGCGGATATCGATCTCGGCGTCGCCCAGCACCCGCTGCACGACTTCGAGCTGACCTACGCCGTGCTGCGCGACGGCCTCTTCTGGTCCGGGCGCGGCGCGGCCGCCACGCTGGAATTCCGCACGATGATGGGCTTCCACCTGCAGCTCGGAGGCACGCTCGGCCGCTTCCTGTTCAAGAACATCGACGACTGCCAGGTCTGGCGAAACCAGATCGGCGTCGGCGATGGCGAGACCACCACCTTCACCCTGACCCGCGCGTTCGGCGCCCAGGGCTACTTCGGAACCGAGCCGGTCGGCCAGGTCAACCTCGGCGAGGCGTTCAACGTCTACCTGGGCGGCGCTGCGGCGCCGGTCATACCGACGCTCTACACCGTGAGCACGGCGAACCCGGTGGCGAACACCATCACCTTCGCCACCGCGCCGCCAATCGGATCAGTCATCGCGGTCGACATGTCCTACTATTACTACTGCAAGCTCTCCCACAACTCGAACACCTTCGAGAAGTTCATGCATCGGCTGTGGATGCTGAGCAAGGTGACGCTGCACAGCTGCCGGCCGGGCGCATGAGCGCGCTGCTCCGCTCCGCGTCGTCCGAGCTTCAGGCGGCCCTGGCGGGCGGCGTCCGGCTGTGGCGCGCCGACCTCTTCGCCTTCACGCTGGCGGGCGGCGCGCCGCTGAACTGGACCAGCTTCGATACCGAT